CCACGGTGGGTGTATAACACCGACGCTGCGTTGGAACTTCTCCCAACAAAATTTTCTCACCGGCTTACCTATATATCTCCTGGACAATTTAGCTACCTGGGCGACAACGGGATTACCATTACAGCGCACACACTGCCAATCGCAATTGTGATCGCCGCCTTGCGTATTCACCATAAAATACACTATCAGCCAGCACCTTACCCTTTTCCACAGCAGCCCGAAGCTAACCCCTTTACCCAACCACAGGCATGACACCATGCGTCCAGGGGGCTCAAACAGCAAAGGCGGCACGTTCGAGCGCAAAATAGGTGGTATGCTCAGCCGCTGGCTAACTCATGGCGAGCGGACCGACCTGTTTAGCCGCAACGTGCTGTCTGGTGGGCAGTTCACCGTCTCACAGGGCAAGCGCGGCACCCCGGGAGACCTGATCGCGGCGCACCCGTTAGCGTTTCGGTTTTTGTCCCTGTTTACGCTAGAATTAAAGCACAGGGCCAATATCGGTTTGGCACAGTATATCATGGACACGGCGCACAAAAGTTTTTTGTCGCAAGTGATCCGCCATACCGAAACACAGGCTAGAGCACACGGTAAGCACTACATGGTGATTGCGGCACAGAACCATGTGACGCCGATCGTGCTGACCAGTGCCGCTGTAGGTAGCTGCCTCGAACCATTCATGCGTTCTCATGCTCTGCATGCTCATACGGTAACAATGGTGCACCTTTCCGGGTTGTTGAGTCGCAACCCCGACGACTTCCTGACCGAAGTTGAAGGGTTGCGCACACCGCGATTGCGTGTGAAACTTATAAAGGCATAAAACTCCATGGCTGTATTAGGTGTTGTAGACTCCATCCTGACTTTTTCGGAGGCATCTTTATTGCAAGCTGCCTATGGACGGGATGACGTTGTGCTTTGGACATGCTACAAATTCCCCAAGGATTACCCTACCAAATTCGTCGCCAGACCATCACTGGCGCGGCGGCAGTTGGTTTTTCATGGTGTAGTAATGGCTGATGACATCGACGGTCTACGCGATATGCTACCTCGTGGCCTGACCTGCCTTGGGAAAAATCCCGGCGACGATAAAAAAATTATTGAAGTATGGGTTTGAAACCATGATTTTAATCAGCGATCCCCATTTGGACGATGCCACCGCGAATGAGTCACGCTGGCAAATATTCTCAACATTACATACTTATCTTAAGCAGCACGGTGATCAGGATATTTTCATTCTGGGCGACTTAACGCAAAAAAACAACCGATTTAACGGAGATATGGTTAACCGCCTAACAAGCGAACTACTATCATTGACCTATTATGGCGAGGTGCATATCCTGGCCGGCAACCACGATCTGCCGCTACACGGAACACCTTTTTGGACTGTGCTAAACAAGCTCGCAGGTAGTCGGGTGCACTATTACACCGATCCTACACCGCTTGGTGACCTGATCCTGCTACCATGGACGCCTGACCCAGAAATAGACTGGGCGGAAATTCTTTGGGGTGTGTATAAAGCCGCGTTCTTGCACATGACCGTGCCCGGGGCGCTGATGGAAAACGGCATGCGGTCACGCGGACGTAGCGAATTCATCTTTCCGAAGCACCTGAAATTGTACTCTGGAGATGTTCACACGCCACAAACACTTTCAAATGGACTCGTCTATGTTGGCGCCCCACACCCGATGTACTACGGTGACAAATTTTCCGGTCGCTTCCTTGAATTGGATGACCACTACAACATAAAAGCCGAAATAAATTTGAACGCGCCACGCAAACTGGTGTTGGAAGTTTCAGACCTGCGCGATCTGGCCAAGGTTGACGTGTGCGGCGGTGATCAGGTCCGGGTCAAGCTGCTCTTGCCCCCTGGGGGCGTCACTGGCTGGCAGGAGCAGCAAGCCGGCATCATGGCATGGGCAGCCGAAGCTGGGGTCTCCATCACGTCGCTAGAGGCCGTGGTGGCACTCGGCGATCGCGACGCCAACCTGAGCAGCGGCGACACCGACCCGGCGACGATCCTGACCAGCTTCGCCGCCGCTGAAGGGCTTAGCGACGAAATCATGCAGGTTGGCTTGGACCTGATTGCAGAGGTTCGCGGTGAAGTCGGGTAAAATCACCAAGCGCACCTCGGATGTCTATCGCCGCTGGAAGACCGACTTTTCGATATTCTGCCGCGACGTACACACCGAGCCGCCGACAATGACCACGATCTGTGACTACCTGAGATACATAAACGAAATCCACGGACCGTCATGTGTTGCCGTCGCCGCCAGCGCCATCGCCTATGACTATCGATCACAAGGCAAGCCGTTCGACACCAAAAATCCTCAGTTGCAGGACGTACTATCGCGGGCACGGGAACAAATCTGGCAAGAAAAGAACCCTGAATAATGCGCACGCTTCGGCTGAAATCCCTGGCAATCAACGGCTTCAAATCATATTCGACCCCGGTGGTGATCGACTTCACCACCGAGCCCGGATTGCGTTTCCTGACGGGTGACAATCAGGTTGACGCCAAGCTAGGACAAAATGGCTGCGGAAAAAGTTCAACGTGGGATGCTCTATACTGGTGCTGCTACGGCATCAGTACACGCAAAGCCCGTGCCATTACCTTGATAAATCCCGCCGCCGACAAAATCACGGTTTCGGTGATGTGGGAAATCGACGGCGACGATCACACCATCACACGCGAAGCGCCGCCGGATCGGCTGATGGTCAATGGCGTGCGGGAAGAGCAAACCACGGTAGATGAAATACTTGGCCTGACGGCTGATCGGTTCCTGGCATCGGTACTATTTGGTCAGGGTGTTCCACTATTTTATGACCTTTCAATTCCCGACCGCGGCGCGCTACTCGATAGCGTGCTTGATCTTGGTTACTGGTTGGAATTGTCAGAATATGTTAGCCGCAAGCTGAAAAAACTCGATACTGATCTGCGCGAGGCCGAACGTGAACTGTCGTTTGCCAGGGGCGGTCTGGCGCATTTTGACGCGGCTAGGTTGGCCGAGCTGGAACAGGCTCGCGACACGTGGACAGCAGCACATGAGGCAGAGGTCAAAGCCACGATCGCTACGGTAGAAATGGCAGAAATCAACGTCACACGGGCGCGGGCCGGCGTCGGCCACGCCGCGGAAACTCAGGGTAGTCCGTTTGATGAGGCCGAACTGGCGCAGCAGATCGCCAGTCAGCAAGCCGAGCTAATCAAACTGGCCACACACGTGACACGCTATGATGACAAAATCTTAGCGAGCAACGATCAGGTAGAATTCTACCGTGATAATACCGAATGCCCCACCTGTTACCAGTCGATCACTCCGGAATTTATTACACGTAGTATTAGTATCCTTGAGGCAGAAAACAACAAAATTTTTGGGCAAAAAGAAGATGCTACAAAAGCAATTGCACTGCTTCGGCCGGCGTTGCAAGCCAACCAGGACCGGCTGGCCAACATGCGCGCTATCCAGCGCACCGCCGAACGGTTGCAACAGGTCGCGCAGGATGAACTGATCCGCTGCCAGACCCGGCTGGACGAAGCCACCGCGGCAGCCGAACGGCTGATCGATGAAGTCAACCCCTTTATCGGCCAAGTCAACTGGTTCCACGCTGAAAAAGAATCCGCCGAGCGTGCTGTGATTAACCGACAGGCAACGACTACCGCGCTACAGCAGACAGCGGATCGGCTTGACTATTGGCGCAACGGGTTCAAACTGGTGCGGCTGTTCCTGATCCGGCGCACGCTGGAGGCCCTGACGGTAGAGGTCAGCAGCGCCGCCGGCACGCTCGGGCTGCTCGGCTGGCGACTTGAATTTACTACTGAAACCGAGACTAAAAGCGGCACCACTAAACAGGGGGTACAAATTACTGTCACAGCGCCGGAACACAATGCCGCACGAGAATTCTCCCCGGGCGAGCTGCAGCGAGTACGCCTCGCCACCGCGATGGGGCTCGGGTCGCTGATCCAGCGCATGGCCGGCGTTGAATATGGTATCGAGATATGGGATGAACCGTCAAATTTCCTGTCCGGCAACGGGATAGATGATCTGCTGGATAACCTTGACTACCGAGCAGCACACAAGGTAGTCTGGTTGGTGGATCATCGGGCGTTGAATTTCGGGTTTTATGAGGTATGGTCGGCGGTGAAAACCACTGAAGGTACCTCGGTGAATTTGTTGACCAGCGCTGGAGGATGATCGTGGCAAAAAATATCGTAGAAGTAGACGGCGAAATCGTTAACGAAACCGAAGCTGCCTATCTGTTTCAGACAGCCGACAAGGAGGTTTGGCTGCCGAAAAGTCAGTGTCAGTGGGATGCTGACGAAAAAGTTATGTCTATTTCGGAATGGCTTGCCATGAGGGAAGGACTGATATAGTCAGTAACCCCACGCCTAAAGACGGGGGCTTGAGAAAGGAACCAAGCCCATACTGACCAGACCACACGAAGAAAGGCGAAAAAACCGTGGAAAATATGACTCCGGAAGAGCTGGCTGAAACTCCATACGGGAAAAAGCTGTTTGCTACTCTTAACCAAATTCAAACAATGTACCTGGATTTGGTCAGCTCTTTAGTCGAGCAGGAGCCGAACAACGCAGACGCACCTAAAGACGTGTTTATCCTGATCGTCGGCGCGATGGCAAGAATCCTGATCGACTGTGCTGCTCAGGTGACCAAGGACCCCTTCGTTTTTGTAGTTATGGGGGTCAAGCTATCAAAGGAAACCGACATAGTCATCCGGGAGCTTATCAAGCGACACATTTCCAAGCAGTCCAATAGTGAGTTGTGTGATTTTATGCTTGACCTATTGGAAAGGCGGAAAAAAAAGGCCGCTGAGCAGCCGAAAGAAACCTGATCGATGCCGGGGCATCGCGACGGCCTGCAAGGGGCTTTGGAAGACAACGTACTGGTGGTTGTTGTCTATTCCGATGCGCATGCCCCGGCGATCATCCGCCGGGTTGACCCAAAACTATTTTCCGACCGGCCGCATCGGATCATCGCCGAGACGGCGTACGCCTATGTCCAAAAGTACCATGAAGCCCCTCGCGAGCATATCCGCGACCTGTTGGAACCCCGGCTGGCCCGCGGCGACGAAGGCCGGATGCTGCTCCGAATTGTGGAAGCCATGGTGACGCTGGCGCCGACACTCAACACCGCCTATGTAATGGATCAGCTCGACGCCTGGATTGAAGAGCGTCGGCTGACCATGGCGGCAGAAAAAACGCTTGATCTGCTCGGCGCGCACCGGCTGGACGAAGCCCGTGAGGCGTTCTACGCGGCGCGACCGATCCCTACCGCCAATAGCGAGGGCATCTGGCTATCCGACGCCCAGGCCATGACACGGTTCATGGACCCGAAAGACGACGAATATTATTCCAGCGGCATCGACGTGCTGGATGTCCGCGGCATCCGGCCAATGCGCAAACGAGCGATGTTGCTGATCGCCCCGGCAAAAATCGGCAAATCGTGGTTCCTGACCGGGATCGGCAAAGCCAATATATTTTTGCGCCATCCGGTTTTACATATTACTTTAGAAATGCCAGAAGAGGAAGTAGCACAACGCTATGTGCAAAGCCTCTATAGCATGTCAAAGCAGGAGGGGGCGCTTCGGGTACCGGAATTCGTCAAGGATGACATCGGTGCCTGCATTTCGATCGATTTTGATACCCAGATACCAGAGGTACTTACTTCAGACAAGCGGGCCGATATCATGCACCGGCTGAGCAGCCTGAAACACCGATCACGGTTGCTGATCAAGGAATTTCCTAGCGGTACATTAACCATTCCGCATTTGTGTGCCTTTTTTGATGAACTGGCGTTGCAGCACAGTTTTAAGCCGTCATTGGTAATTTTGGATTATCCGAAATTGATGAAACTCGATAGCCAAAATATCCGGATCGATCTGGGCCAAACATTGGTAATGCTACGCGGTTTGGCGACGATCTACAATTTCGCACTTTGCGTAGTAGCACAAGGCAACCGCGGCTCGGCCAGCGCCAAAACGGTACGGACCGACCATGTCCAGGAAGATTGGTCACAGATCGGCACCGCCGACGTTATCCTGACCCTGTCGCGCACTGAGGCGGAAAAAGCGTTGGGACTGGCGCGGGTGTTCGTGCAATCGGCACGATTCGCGCCTGACGGCTTTATGGTAATGATTTCGCAGAGTTACGCTACCGGGCAGTTTTGCCTTGATAGCACGCTCATGACTAAGAAACTATCGGGCGAGGTCGCAAAGCTCAACGGTGGCGATGATACGGATGATGACAAACCCGAAGCGGCAAAGGTGTAACATAATCGTGACGTATCTTACAGCAATATTCCCGCTACGTGTAACCCGTCGCAAGAGCTGTGCGATAGAGCGTGTCTATACTACTGTCAATGATCTGTACTGGCAAATGATGTTAATCTACCAACCCGACGCCGAGGCGATTATCGACATAGATAACGAGATTGCCGCGGCACGAATTGAGCTAAAACAACTTGAAGCCGGCAAGCGTAAGGACCGGTTGGCAGACCAACTAAAAACCATGAACACGCAGCGACGCGAACTTGAGCGGTTTATTGCAAAGGTAGCGGCTGAATACGCCCTAAATACCGGAAAGATATCTGAGCCGGTAGCAACCGGCCTTGCCCGTAATGTCTGGTCATCAATCGAAAGTTATATCGGATTACGCGCTGGGCGACAAGGCGATACCGCAAATTATCCAACGCCCGACAACCCCAGTATGTTACCAAACTACGCTGAATTGTTGGACACATTTGCCGGTTCCACCAACCGGGAACAGGAAAGCGAATCTCGCAAAGAGCTGCTACGTCGCCAGAAAGACTACAAAGGGGTTCCCATTCTCCTGGCACGCGAACGCGATACAAGACTGATCCGCCTTGGCGACAACGGTAAAATCGCTACCATCCTTAATATCCTCCGGGCATCCGATCCACGATCGCGCAAAGCACTTATACGCCCTGGGGTCGATGCCACAACCGGAGAGATGCTAAATGCAATGCAGTCTGCCACGCGATTGATTATACCTATTGATTGCTCTAAATGGCATGAACAAAAGTTTTTTTCCGGCAAAGCGTCGCTAAAATCCAGTCTGATCGTAAAGGGCGATGATCGCAATAGCTGGAATTTGCACGCTCAGTTTGAATTTTCTGTTAACGAATTGGAACTGACCGGCAACGTGCTTGGAGTTGATCGCGGAATCGTTAACCCTATCGCCATTTCGGTCGTTGACACCAGCGGGAAGGTGTTGGATATTCCTGATCCACAAGGCGGCGAGATGATGGGTATAATTCGCGCTGCCGCACTACGAAAACGCGCCAGAAACCAGCGATTTGGGATTACATCCAGTGTCAGCTATAACAACACGGTCAACGATCTGCTGCACCGGCTGGCTAACCAGATTGTCGCACTGGCCAAACGCTATGGCGCCAAGGTTGTGTTTGAGCAGTTGGATTCGCTGAAAGCTGTTAAAAAAGGTAATTGGGGCAAGAGTTTGAAAGCGGCGCAGTTGGGTAAATTGGAAACTATTGTAAATTACAAATTGCGATTGGCGGGATTGCCGTTGTTGCAAGGTGTTCCTGCTTACAACACGTCGAACACCTGCCCACGGTGCAGTCATAGCAACAGTGAAAACCGCTCAAAGCAGGTTTTCTGTTGTCTATCATGCGGCCTGACAGCGCACGCTGATTCGGTCGCGGCAATTAACATCGCTCGGCGGTTGCTGGCGATGCAGCGTCGACAGGCGCGCAACAGCGCGTCGGGAAAGGAGGAACTGACACGAATTGAACAAGAGATAGCTTCGCAACTACGAAGCAAAAAGTCTAGCGGGCTAGGGCCATTGGTCGCTTACGAGCCGCCAGTGGGTTTGTCGCGGCCCGTGCGTACTGCGGATCACGTTGTATACGCTGGATTTCCAGGTTAGGCGCGGCCGTGGTCGTAAAATGCTCTCCTGTTAAGACACCAAAACGTCTTCGGGCGTATTCGCATCGCGGGTGTCATGGTTTTTCGGGGTGGTTGATCGCGAGGATGTTGGGAGCGCGACTCGTCGGGATGTCGTGAGGATCACGACGACGTGGTCAGATCGATTTCCAGCGCCGCATGGGGAAGCGCGACCGGTAGGATCGGGCTTGCCGCGTTCATGGGGAAGCGCGACGTAGCTAATATGACGATTATCAACGTCAAGAACGTGCCGGGTTCATGGGGGAGCGCGACTGAGTGACCTGGGTTGTCGCACTCTCATGTCCCGAACAACCGCGGCAGCGCACCCCGTGTTCATGGGGGAGCGCGACGATTAACGGCAGCGGCCCGGCGTTATCCGGGTGACCGGACGCCGTGTGTCACCACAGCGTCCGGCCGGTAGACCACGAAGGCAGGCATGCCAGTTTCGCAAGCCGCGATCGATAGGTTCCTGAGCTGGCGCCCGCCGGAGATACGCGCCGTCAAGGAGCGGCCGATCGCCGAGCTGGTCGATCGTATAGAGCTGCTATGCCGGGCCAGCTTCACGCCGCGTACAGTGCCCAGGGTGCACCAGCTTGAGGCGTTGGTGTTCGCCCTGGAACAGCGCCGGGCGCTGCTGTTCATGAAGCCACGATTGGGGAAATCAGCCACCTCAATTTGGTACGCCGAAATGCTCCGAAAGTCTGGTGATTTTCATAAAAAGGGACTGGTAATTGTCCCGGTACCGGTAATTTGTGACGTATGGGAATACGAAACCACGCTGCACTCCGGCATGACTATCGCGACGGTAACCGATCAGGCGTCGCTTCACCGGGCGCTGTCGTCGCCTTGCGACCTGATCGTGTTATCTTGGTACACATTACAAGTATTATTCTGCGTCAAAGGGAAAGATAAAAAAACCGAAAAACCAAAACTTATAGCCGACAAAAAACAGCTTCAGGCACTGGCAACGCGGTTTGATCTGGTCATCATTGATGAAAGCCACCTCGCCAAAAACACTACCAGCCTACGTTTCCAAATGGGTGAAATCCTGACCACCAACTGCCCCAACGTTCTGGGCCTTTCTGGAACGCCCCACGGTCGAAATCCATTCGATCTGTGGGCGCAGGCGTTTCTGGTCGATCGGGGCCGAACGCTTGGCTTCAACTACCACTTCTTCCGCTACGCTTTCGGCAAACCGGAAGAAAACTACTTCGCTCGCGGCGGCGCGGCGATCGTCTACGACTCCACCAAGCAGCATATCCTGGAGCAGCGGATCAGCGCCTTGGCCATTTCCTACGGCTGGGAAGGCTACATGGACATGCCGGAAATCGTGTCCAATGTAGTAAAACTTAAAATGACCGCAGATCAGGCAAAGCTCTACAAAGACGCCATCATGGATTTGGTGAAATCACAAGGCAACCGGATTTCAATAGAAAACATTTTCGTCCGGCTACGCCAGATCAGCAGCGGCTACCTGCCGTTCCGCACCGAGGATGGGCACGAATCGATCCTGCGCTGCAGCTCGGCGAAAATGGACTGGATTCAGGAGTTGATCGAACAGGCGCCGCCGGAAGTCAAGATCATAATTTTCCACGATTTCATCGAAACCGGAAAACTACTAACAGCGCATCTGACCAAATGCAAGATAAAACACTCCTGGCTGTATAGCGGTACCAAAGACAAATCCGCCGCGGTGAAAGATTTCCAAACCGGCGCCGTCAATGTCTTTGTTGCGCATCCAGCCTCCGGCGGCGTCGGCATCGATCTGAGCATGGCCGATTATCTGGTGTTCCTGGAATCGCCTGTATCGCCAACCATCCGGCAGCAAGCCGAAGCCCGTCCGCTCGGCGACAAGCGCGGTGGCCGCTGCCTGATGGTCGATGACATTATTTGCTCGCCGGTCGAGCAGCGAATCCTGGATTGCGTCAAGGAAGGCAAGGACTTATTGGCCGAAATAATCTATCACGGCGCCGATATGCGGGATTTTTTGTAGCAAATTTTTCGCTTGCCAAGCGGCACGATCTGGTGGTAATCTGGTTGAAATACTCAGATGGATAATGCCTGTGCCTGTTAAAATTATGACTAATGAAGAAAAAGCCGCACTTGAACGCGACGTGCGAGAATTGTGGGTACAGACCGATCCGATTGTATCGGTTGCGCAGATGGCGCGGCTGTTCGGCGTTGGCGAGACCACGCTGCACGCCTGGATCAAGCGCTGGGGCATGCCGTCCCGGCCGAAACACCCTTGCGACGCGACCAACAAGAGAGACCCGTCCCGGCCACGGCGGAAGAGCCGTGCACGGGTGCGGCTGCCGGAGGGCCACCCCCTCTATCCGTTGAGCTTTGCCGCCGCCCAGGCCCGCATGACCGGCCCGGCGGCAGCGGTAGAACCGGTGCGTGCGGCGGTGCCTGCGGTAGCCCCGGCGCCCGTCAACGTGGCGACGGCCAACGGGTCTGGCGCGATGTCCCGGCTGGGCGGTCGGATGCCGAAGCTGCCGGTGGCGCCGAAGCCGCGGGCGTTGCCGAAGCCGAAGACATTACCGAACCGAGCCAGCCGCACACCGAAACCCGAGCCGATAAACGGCGAAGATTCGCTGTTGGCCGAAAACGGGCAGCTCCGGGATAAGCTGCACACGCTGCCGCCGCTGCCGTCGCTGCTGATGAAATTGCCATGGTAAAAGTGAAAATGAATATTCGTGAACAGGAAACGATCAGGGTGATCTGGTTTTGGATAACCATAATCACCCTGGCACTGGTCGTGGTCGGTATCGTAATTACCGGGTAGTGCCAGCAATCAGCCACTCGCACGAATCAGGTGTTTCAATCTCGCACGAATCAGGTGTTTCAATCGCTTCATCCCCATCGTACACAACTATACGGTAGCGAGTGCCCTCTAGTACCTCGGCGATGGCCAGATCGGCAAACTGTCCATTTGCCGCGGTACCAAGCTCTTCCACAACTTGGACAAGCACCGGATCGTCCCGAGGTATTTCATCATTTTGCTCGGCGTGCCGTGCAGCCTGTTCGGTGATGCCCTTCAGCGCCGTATAACGGTTAAGCGCGGCGCTGCTAAGACCAAAGCCCCCCATACGATTATTGTACACGATTTTCGTCATTGCCTTGGTGGCGGCAGCAACAAGCGCCTTATGTGATTGAGTCATATTTTTTCCCTTCTTGCTCCGCTTCCATTTTCAGCCGGCGGCGTTTCAGAAGTTTCCCATAGCGCGCCGCCGTTCTGGCGAAGTCATCGCATCCCATGTCGGCCCGTGAGATAGAGGGCGGAAACCTTGGAATCCGTCGTCGGTCCGGGGCATCTTAGGAACCCGGCAACAACGCGCGGCCAGCGGCCGTGATCTGGTAGTGCGACCGACCTTTCACCATCACCTTGGCGATGACGCCAGCCGCGATCATGTGCCCGATTGACAGCTTGGAAGCGTGCAACTTGTTGAAAACATCCTGCGCGGGAACCAGTCCATCAACCGCGGCGTCGCGAATCTTGGTGAGGTAAAACAACTGAGTCGGGCTGATCGTGGCCATAGCATTCGGGTCCATTGGGTTTTTTTCCTTTCCAGGTTAACCGGGACCGAAGCCCCGGATGGTGTCAGACTTTTCTGCGGCACAACGCGAGGATATGGCCCCGCTGCCCCGCAAGTCCTGATGCACGAAGCTGGCTTGCTGCCGATGCGATCGAACGCAGCGCCGCGTGAAGCTGCGCATTTTCAGCTTGTACTTCCCGCAGGCTGCTCAGCACGTCCTCAATCGGCGTGCCGTCCGGCAGGATACCTGACGACGCCGCTTTCATGGTTTCATTCTCGGCGTCGAGTTTTTCCAAAAGATCGGCAGCTTTGTCTGCTGCTACGCGCAGCGCATCGGCAACATCGATAGCGGTTTCCGTCATTAAAATAGCTCCTATTTTACCGGTGTTTCCGGCATCGCCGAGGTGTAAACACCGCACCGCCCCAGCGCATCAGCGGTGGTCTCATTGATCTGGTTGGTTGCCGGCGCCGCGGTGTAGACAGTGGTGTAGACAGTCCATCCGTTGCCTTCAGTGTAGGTTTTCACCATCACCGGACAACCGTTGACGGCGTAGCAGGTGATCCAGGCAACCTTGGTTTTCGCCGGTCCCTTGATTTCCCACAGGCAGCTTACCGAGGCACCGGCTGCACGCGCGGCGCGTTCGAAGGTCTGATCTGGGTAGGTTTTTTGTTTTGCGCTCATAGGTGTTTTTCTCCTGCTACGGTGCCAATATGTCACACCCGTCGCGAGGTGTCAAGGGAAAAAGGTAGCAGCCGTCAAAAAAGTTTTTTCAAAAATGCCAAAAAAACTCTTGTGGAAAAAGGTAGAAAATCGTATATAGGTAATGCGGATGGCGCCTGAGCGAAAAGCCTTCCACCGGGGATCAGACCCCACCGAGAGAACGAACGACTGGTGCAAGCCCGGTCCTAGGCCAGCCGCGTGGCCTGCAGAGATCACCCCTGGAAACAGCCGGCAATTGCGCCGGGACATTAAGGTAACTAACAGCAGCGTTGGCAACCTGACCAGGGGGCCTAAGCCAAGCTGCCGAAAAAAGACGACTGCCGCTGGCGTGACAGGCTTGCGGCATGCGTGTTTTTTCGCTACCAACAGGAGCTGTCAAGTGTCTAAGTTTTTCGCTAAGGTTGCCGCTTGGATCGATTACAACTTCGGCTTCAGCGGTGAACCACCTACGCTGACCTACTACATCCCGATCCACTAAAAAGATCGGGGCTCAGATGCCTGCCGGGCCAAGGCGCCCGGCTTTCATGTGAGTGACGGAGACGGTGATGACTAACCTTTCCAAGCGTGCCCAGAAGGCGGTTGACGTGCTGGCCCAGGGCGGCCGGTTTGTCAATCGGCTTGAACGCGACAATTACACCGGCCGCGAGCAATTCCACCAACGACTGTTCACCAGCAAGTCTCGCACCAGTCTGGTGAAGGGTTTTGGTTTCGCAGCTTTCAATGAGCTGATGCAGGCCGGCTTGCTGGTCTACGCCGACGGCGAATGGACCAGCGTGAGCGAGGTCTACAAGCTGCCCGAGCTGGCCTGAAACTGATCTAGAGCCCGCAAAGAGCGGGACTCAGATGCCTGCCGGGCGCAGTCGCCCGGCTTTCATGTGAGTGACTACCAACAGGAGACTACCAAATGACTACCAGATCACTGAGCGCTATCGCCGCTGAAATCAGGCGGGATTGGAAAAAGCCCAACTACGCCGCGGTACCCTACCTGGACGCCATGCGTGGTCTGGACAAGATCACCGATACCTACATCGCCGACTCGGCCAAGTCGATCGTGACCTACTTCCTCGGCAATGCCGGCTCATGGCGCGGCGAGGTGGCCAAGCGGGTCAAGGCCGAATTGAGGGCCATGACCAAGTAGAGGATTGAAGACGACTGCCACCGGGGCTCGGTGGCAGGCGCGTTCAATCCGGAACGAAGGAAAAAACCATGTCACCGAAAACCGCCGAAGTGCTTGCACTGCTTCGCAAGTACAATGAAGGCGAATCATCGCGGACACCGGATGGTGCGGTGTTTGCCACTATCTACCTTGACAATGCCCGGCCCGAAGGTATGTCGGCACCTGCTTTCGCCGGCCACCTTTCCGCGCTTAAGGCCCTTGGGCTTTACAAGGGCTACGGCGACGATGCCTTCGGCGAGGTCAAACTCGCCTGATCTAAAGACGCTTGCCGGCGGTTCGCCGCCGGCTTCCGTGTTTCGAATTGGGATGACAATGACCAGACAAAAAGAACTGAAATACCGCTGGGTAGTGGTAACTGAAACCCACCACGTGGTGATCGATGACACGTCTACCCGCCGATCCTACCCGACCAAGTTCAAGGCTATGGCAGCGCGGGACCGGGCGGAAAAGCGCTACCCGTCTTACACAAGCTACATAGTCGATCGTGAGGAAACCAAATGACACGTACGATACAGCAGCAGGTCACTCGCCAACAGCGGGTGGTCGAACGCACCCCACCGCGCCCGATGCTCGCTTACTACGCCGCACGCGACAAACTGGCGGCGCTGATGGCCGAACTGGCGCGTGCTGAAGCCTCTGCTCAATAGACATCTGCCAGCGGTTCGCCGTTGGTCTAAGCTACCCTGATCGCAAGACGTTCGCCTCCAGGATCGCTACCCTGGAGGCTTTCGTGTTTCGATCGCCAATTACACTTTTCGCATTGCGATTGTGTAGTTGATCTGCTAAAACACTTTCCGAAGGAGAAAGTCATATGGCTGCCAACATCACACCAGAAATCGCCCGCAACGCCAAGGCCGCCGCCGCTTCCGCGATGGTTGGCCGGAGCTGGGGTTGCGCCCGGGTTTATATCGGCTTCAGTAACTTGCTGACCGCTGCCGATATCAAGGCACTGACTGGTGCCGGGTTCAAGGTCACGAAGCGGCCGAATAGCGGACGCAAGTTTGTGTACTTCGGTTACGATAATGCCACCGGGCGGGAATACGCCCAGGCAACCGCAGTGGCCAGGGCGTTCACCGCGGCCGGCGTGTCGGCTTATGAAGACGCCGACGAAGACTGATCATCGCGACTGCCGATCGGGGGTTTCCTGATCGGCATGCGTGTTGAACAGGGGGCTGAAATGGCAAATCGCAAACGGGCTTATGCCAACGAGCTGTACGAATATCCCAAGGTTGCGGAGGTGCTGAGAAAATCCAATCCTACCGACACCTACACGATCACGCTGCTGGTAGCACAGCAAGTGACCGGGGATTACACTGAAGGTGGTTATGCTACTCAGGTTGCCGACCGCGCCTGGGAATGGCGGTTGCTGCGGGATGCTGGCAAACTGGTACAGCCGATAACGATTGGAAGGAAGTAACAATGGACGTGGAAATTTCCAACCAGGGCACAATAGTTCTGATGACGCCGCTAACCGGCGAGGCGGCGGCATGGCTTGGTGAACACCTGCCAAGCGACGCGACCTTTTTGGACGCTTCGGTGGTGGTGGAACACCGCTTTGCCGATGACATAATTGCCGATATGCGTCGCGACGGGCTCGCCGTCGGCTGATGCAGGCGACTGCCACTGGGTGAGAGACGGTGGCATGCGTGTGCAACAGGAGTTACCCAAATGGATATCAATGGCAACGAACTGCGGCGGGCGGTGCTCGCCGAGGCCGCCGCATGGCGGGCCTTGAACGTGCAGACCGGCAATGACAGCAACAGGCTGGGCGCGTGGTTGCGCGCCGAGTTTGTCGGCCAGATCGGCGAGACGTGGCCGGGCAACCGGCTACCGGATGACGTACCGCCGGGCTGGCCGAAGCAATGCTTCCACAACGCCGGCCAGTTGGTCAGGCGCCGGCCGAAAACTCTAACCTATACCGAGGGCTACGGCATGACCGCACGACTCGGCATGGCACTGCACCACGGCTGGGCAGTGCACCGGGACGGCCGGGTGGTCGACCCTACATGGACTGATGCCGAAGATACTGCCTATCTCGGCGTGCGGATAACCCCGGAAGAGCACCGGAAATTCACCTCGAACGACTGGGGATCGGTGCTGGATTCACCGGACTTCACGCCGAATCTTGCACTGATCCTACATCGTGCGCCGGACCTGCGCGACCTGATGAACAACACGGAAAAGACGTGGGTGGAACGCTACCTGAAGGTCAACAACATCACCATCGGAGGTTAAAAATGTTAGTATGGACTGAAAGATACAACTGCCACTCGGCTAAGGTCGGGCGGGTTGGCAAACTAGAAGTCAATTGGGACAAGTCGGGCTACAAAGTCGCCGCCTTCGGCGTGACACTGACAACCTTGTCACCTGACGTTGAAGACGGCAAGCGGCGGGCGATCAAGTTGGCACGCCGGTTGTTAGCTGAAGCGGCGGCTGAGATGCAAGACGCGCTGGCCGATACCAAGTGACCTGCCCAGCCCGGAAAAACCCCGGGCTGGCGGGCTTAAAATAATTTGAAAAATGCCAAAAAAACTCTTGTGGTCGGGGCGGGAAAAGTGTATATAAGTAAGTGCGGACGGCGCCTTTCCCAGCCACCACCCGCCGGGGTCCACCCCACCAGAGAGATCGCGAGGGCCGTCTAGCCGGCCACTAGGTAGTGTATGATAGCCGGAGACGAAAAAAGCAAAATTCAACAAAGAGGTTTGCCGCCGAGTGAGACGGCGGCTTTCCTCAGACCTTTCTAATGGAGACACAAGATGCTATTGCAAGTCAAGATTTGGCTGCATGACGCGGCTTGGCGCATCATGCAGGCCACCGGGCTCGACCCGGTGACCTTCGCCTGGGCACCGAACGTGCCGGGCCTGACCTGAATACGGATGCCGGCTGATGGCCGGCATTGGTATTTTGATCGGAGAGAAAAGATGAAAAACATGAAAAACTTCACCAACGAGCAGCTTCAATCTTTTTGGGAGCAGGGCTTTGAAAATCGCGTGAAGTCTGGAGAGAGAAAGGGGCAGATCAAGATCAAGACCATCCGATTTATGGATAAGGTCTTGGCTGAAGCAAGCCGTCGCTACTTCAAGCTGGTGACCCCGGCCAAATACCAATAGGACTGACATGGCGACCTAAGACGGATGCCGCTTATAAGTATGAGCGGCATTGGTGTTAGATCGGAGACTGAAAATGACTATTGCCGAAAAAGTACTGCCACGGGTAACCGAGTACAGTGACCCGGTGGTCAACGCCAACTGGCACACGTCAAAAACCATCGCCACGGCAACCGCCGCGGTGCATGGCTACCCAATCGCCACGCTGGCCTATCGCACCGCCGGCTACCAGCAGGGCGGCTCAATGGCGGTGTGGTCAGCCGAGGGCTGGTCGGTATCCTATGACTTCGACGGCGGGATACACGGCCAGCGCTTCGCGCCGGAAGATGAGACTGCGGCGCGAGACTACTTCGCCAAGCTGACTGATCCCACCAAGGTCACCGCCCGGCGCGAGTCGGACGAACGGCTGGAACGGGAAGTCTACGGCCCGGCACGGATAGCCAGGGCCGCCGAGATCGCCGCCGACAAGGCAGCCAAGGCAGCTCGCGCCAAAGCCCGGCGGCTTCGGGAAGTTGACAATACCTAACAAGGGGATGCCGACGCGGGGTGCGGTCCACAGGGACGCGCCAGCTCGGCAAGCTACCTCTAGCGTGCCTGATACCCGGGGGCGGGCGTGGCCCCCGATTTAATTTAGTAATTTTCCGATTGACAAAATCGGCGATAAAAGCTAGAAACTGACCTACCTAAATGGAGCAACAAATGACCAAACTCACCAGCGCCCGGCAACGCGCACTCGCTTGGCTACCGGCGGACGGATCATGGAAAACAAATCCTGGCCGGCTATCCGCGGCACTCAATAGTCTTTCGCTCGGATGGCCCGGGTGTGTCGAAGCCCAGTGGGGGGCTTTCGGTCCCCGCGGAGGCCACGAACAACGGTGGCGGCTGACTTCCAAGGGCGTCGAACGGGCGCGGCAGTACCTGCCCACCAAACCGGAGTAATCAGAATGCTTGACCAAGTCCAAACCGAACCGATGGCAACCCGGATGATCCGGCGCATCCGTTGAATGCCTAACGCAAACCACCACCGAGCGAGAAAAACACCATGAGCACACGAAGCGTTATCACAGTTTTCGACGCCGACAGCAATGACAACAGCTACTCAATCTATCGCCATTGCGACGGCTACCCGGACAGTGCCAGCGGCGTGCTGGAAACGCTGGCCAAAGCGCTGCCGTTCGCCTGGGCACTGCCGCGGTTTGAGGCGGAAGACTTCGCCGCCGCGATCATCCGGGCGTGGAAGCAGCCCGGCGGTGGCAACATCTACCTGACCCCGGGCAAGCAAGCCCACGGCGACATCGAATGGTACTATGAAATTCGGCCGGCCGGAAAGCAGATCGCGGTGACCGTGTTCGAGGTCACCAACGACTGGGGTGGTGACAAGCCGCCGGTCTACACTCAGGTCGGCAAGCCGCACCTGATCGGCTAAAAACTAACACCGGCTGGGGCGCTCCTGGCCGGTAATTTTTCCACTTGACACGTTCCAGTTAGTCACTTAAAGCCATGAATTGGTTGCATCCTGTTAACAGCTAAATGGAAAAATGTCATAATGGAAAGGACTGACATGATGATCGGCGACATCAAATTGCATCCGACCTATCGCGCCGCCGAGCTGGCAGCGGTACTGACGCGGGTGCTGCCGAAAAGCCGGCCAGATCAGCTTGCCGCACTGATTTTGGACATGCAGCAGGATACCCGCGCTGCCAAGCGCCACGCCTTGATCGCGCTTCGGCACGGAAAGGAGGGCGTCATGGATCACGTGGCATCTCAAATCGCCTTTGCTACCCGGCTGGCATCGCTCGGCGCACCGACCGGCACCACGGTCGAATTCGGCGGTGATCCGCGAGGCAGTTGCGGCCGGCTGATCATTCCTGGGGTCAAAGGCGACGGGCTCCGCGGCGACTTTCCGATATACTAAACAACAGAAAAGGACATAGTACCATGCCGATGACCGGACCAACCGAATGGTGGCAGGAGGTCAACGACCTGTTGGCCAATACCGACCAGCCGCCGGCTACCCAGGGCGAGCTGAAGGACTTGCGGCTGTTCACCCCCGGCGGCGCGGCCGAGATCGTGCTGGCGGCGCGGGAAGCTGCGCAGGAAAGGAGGGCATCATGGATCACGTTGCTCCCCAAATCTTCGCCAAGCGTCTAATATTGCACGTTAATTGAACCTGCGGCCGAGGCGCGTAGCTTCGGCCGTTTGCGTTTTATCGATTACAACCCTTGTCAAATTCCGTAAAGCCCTTTATACATAATGCCAACAGGCCGGGATGCACCGGTACACGAAAAGGAAGGACAAAAAATGGCACATGAACTGAGTTTCCGAAACAGCACCGGCAAGTATGAAATGGCCTGGGCCGGGCAGACACCGTGGCACGGTCTCGGCCAGAAGCTGGTGCCGGGCGCCAGCCACGAGCAGTGGCGGCAGGCCGCCGGCATGGACTGGAAAATCCTGCGGTCCAAGGTCCGGTTTGCGCCGCGGCGTGACAGCGGCCCGGAGGATTTCCAGGTGATCGATGACAAGCATGTACTCTTTCGGTCGGACACGTTGGCGCCGCTTGGCGTCGTATCGGACGGCTATAAAATCGTCCAGCCGGAACAGGTGTTGCGGTATTTCGATGATCTGGCGCAGACCAGCGACTTCACCCTGGAAACCGCCGGTACCCTGTTCGGCGGCCGGCATTTCTGGGCGCTGGCAAGCGTCGGCGAGACCGCACACGTGCTCGACCCGAAGGACAAGATACTCGGCCGATTGCTACTCGCGACTTCGGCCGATGGTAGCTTGGCCACCACTGGAAAATTTTTGGTGGAAAGCGTGGTTTGTCACAACACCCTGACCCGCGGGCTGGCCGAAACCGGCGGTTCGCAGGTCAAGGTCCGGCACCGCACGAATTTCTCGGCTGAGCGGATCAACAAGCGGCTCGGCATCCAACTGCGGAAGCAGTTTGGCGAGACAATGAAGGAGTTGCGAAAGCTGGCGAGTACCGAAATGTCACAGGAGGATAGGGTCAAGGCGACACTGGAACTTTACGCCCCGGACGCCGGCATCGGTGCCCTGAAAGAAGCCGATCTGATGAAGCTGACCAAGGGCCGCGCCGCCAAGCGAATTGCGTACCTGGCGGCTTCCGATCAGGCGATCGGCGCCGACCTGACCGGCCGCAGCGGCAGCGCCTGGGCATGGCTGAATTCCGTGACCCAATTCGTGGATCATGAGTCGGAAAGCCGGACCGATGCCGCCCGGTTGCGGCGGGCGTGGTGGGGCAACGGCGAGGCGCTGAAGAACAAGGCCTACGACATCGCCAGCCGGATCAGCGTTGAGGGTTTGCCGAAGCTGGCGATGTCCATGGACGCGCTGATCGACGGGCTCAACAACGGCCCAGTGGACGAGGTGGACGAATTGGAAGAGGTAAACTAAACGCAAAAAACCCCGGCACCTAAGCGTGTCGGGGTTAAAACCTTGGGAGAGGTTAAAATGTGGTTCTTATTTTTGATCCTGTTCGTGCTCGCCGGCACCGGGATTTTCCGGCATCTGTTCAAGCTGTTGCTGATCCTGTTTATCCTGGGTTGGCTGTTCGGGTAGAGGAAATTAAAATGGTTGTAATTTATACCATAAATTATCAGGGTAACGTCCCTGAGTTGCTTTCGGTTTGTGAAAATATTAACAAAGCAAGGGATTTTGGCAAACGTCTGGCTTTTGATCGGCCATACCTGTATTTCGCCATGATCGATCTAAATGCGCGCTGTGCTCGCGATAGTAAGGGACGGAAAGCAACTTCGCGAAATGCCCTAGCCGATCGTATGCTTTACGCGCATGCAACCGGGAATTACATAAACGGAGCTGAATTGGTTGGGTTGGACTCACCCGACATGCGCCCGATATGGACATACACCTTAGCTGAATATGAAAAGTATATTACGCAAGGCGGTAATGATTTGTTTGATGATTATTTTCGTGCGGAACACAGTCGTGCCGTCACAAATGCTAGGCTTTGGGATAAGCCTGTCCCGTATGCCGTACTAGTAGATTACCCGCTGCTGCACAAAGCGCCATGACCACCAACGTGGTACCAAGCCTCACCGGCAGAAACATAACCATTCTAAGGATAAATAAGCAATGAAAATCATCCGCCCTATGATGACCACTGAAGGCACCTGCTACACCGTACTTGAAGAACACTCAATAAATTTCGAGGTTAAAGTTTCAAAGAATCTTTATGAGTGTGACCTGATGACGGAGTGGCTACCTTTGGGCAGTGGCAAAACCCGCTTAGAGGGTCACGTTCGCGCTGAGGATCATGCAACTGATCCTATTATCTGGGTGTGCTTTATTTCCATGCCTGGGATTGAGGGTGAATTAAAAGAGTGGCTTTTGACCTATGAAACGGTGATGATAGGTGCGCAAATGGCTGGAAAACTCGGCTTTGCTAGTGCGTTTATCTTGCGTGCCGTCCCCCGCTATCCTGTCGAAACACGCAACGCGATTATCGAAACACGCAACGCGATCAGTGCGAAGCGTGCCCGCCACAGCGACGCCTTGAGCCGGCCAAGCGACAGCCAGAACGGGTCAGGGGCGGCGTAGCACGGGCAGCGGCGCTGTCCCCGAACTACGGTCGGCTATCGCCGCCAAGGGGGGCTCAGGCACGTTGGGCCAAAAACAGAAACGGCGCCGGGTGAGGGCGCCGTTTTCGGTATTTCAGGATGGTCCGACCAGCGGGTGCAACGCCCGGACGTGGCCAAGGTTAGACCAGCACAGCTCCCCCCAAGCCTGCAAATCCACTACCCAACCAGCCAGCAACCGATCAGTGCCCGCCGCCGGTACCGGCGGTTCGCTTCCGCAGTTTAGCAGGGCTTGTGGCACCGGTAGCGCCGGAGGCGGAACCGGTGGCTGGGTGCAGTTGGCCAAGCAGAGTAGCGAAGGCAGGAGAATTAAGGCACGCAGAAGTGTCAGGTACCCCATTGATTTTTGCTTTCAAATCGGCGTTTTCCGAGGCGATACGCGTAGCGTCGACCACCGCTTGATCTTGCTGCAGCGCCAGCAGCGCAGAGGCTTTTTGCAGTGCCGCCACCTGTTGCTTGGCTTGCGCTGCCGCGGCAGCCCGAACACGCAGGTTTTCAATGTAAAACCCGCTGCCGACCAGCGCGATAATCACCAGCACCACCCCGCCAATCTTCAGCACGGTCGGAGTCAGAAAATCGGCGATGAAACCAAACATGACCTTTTTCTTCTTAAAGGGCGGTCGGCGTCGGACCGGCACTGATATTCGGATCGGCTGCCATCAGTGCGCCAAGCCGAGCGAGTACCTTGTCGTGCAAATCTTTCGCACTTACGGGACCAAAAATAGCATTGAAATTCGGCGTTCGCGCCATGTAGTCGATCAACGCGGTTTGTACTACCGCATTTTGGCCTTCCTTGGAAGAAATGTTCTTGCCGGTGATTACCGCTACTCGATAAGCATCGGAAGCGACACTTTTCAGCGCGGTGTCAAGCTGCGCGGCTTGGTCAGCCCCGCTAGCGACCGCGAAGCGCTTGAGCAGGGCAGAGGTAACAATAGGCACCGCAACCGTAATAATCGCACTGGCAAGGCCGATCAACGCCTGGGTAACTGGTGCCCAATCAATTTCAGACATTTGCTGTACCCCGTGCGAGAGTTGCCAACGCCAATTTTTCGCAATCGCCGCTGCGCCGCAGCCAACCACGAACAAATTGTGGCTTTCCCAGGCTTTTATAAAACTGTGTGTAGCGTTCGGCTAGCTTTGCGATCAGGTCATCCGGTTGCTCGGCGGCGACTGCGGCAAGCGTCTCTGGTCCGACCAAGCCGTCGATATAAACCCCCAGAACGCCTTGTAGCAGCTCGATTGAGCGCTTTGGCCCGGCGGTGATCGCGACATCAAACACCGGAAGATCAGGCCCGACAGGAAACCGATCCAGGCTAATGGCCGACCAGTACCACGAGTACAAGATGGCGGAAAGCTCGGTTTTGGTAGCGGCTTTCAGATCGGCCGCAGTGGTCGTGTGTTGCCCGTGCACCGCACGCCATGCCGAATAGGTACCCAGGGTTACAGCCCAAGCGGTAGCCTCCCCGGAATCACCCGGTGCGACGTGGAAAGGTTGCCCGTCATTTTCCCGCCGCCATACAAAAGCTAGACAATCGTCAAACCGTGCCATGATTTAATGTTTCCTTGACTTTTACGGCGCGGCGAGTATAACAGCCGGATCGGCGCCGATGCCGGACAGCAGCGCCAGCACGGTCGGGTAGGTTGTCATCGAACTCTCCGCGAGAAACCTGTGTGTTCTGGCCGCCTAACAGCGGCATGGAAAAGCCTCCGCCTTCAGGCGGGGGATCGGTTATTAAGCTATCGTCACGCTAGAGGGGGGCAGGGTGGTTGATGCGCCGATCTGGACCTTCATAGCTGCCGCCACGAAAGTACCGATGGCCGTGGCGAACGATTTGAACACCGCAACGCTAGGGAACGTATGCAGCGCGCCGGTAGCGTCTGCCCATTGCAGCGTTGTCGCGCCGTCCGCGAACGTTCCGTTTGCGAGAATGGACAGCATCTCGGCTTGGACGTAGCTCACGGCGTTCGGCGTCGCTAGATAAGTGCCGTCGAGCGCTGGCGCGGACGCGCTGGTGATGGTGAGCCCTGCGGACAGTAGCGCGGCAGCCTGCTGCGGCAAGGTTGGCGATCCAATCACAGCCGGCGGCACACCATCGAATGGCTGTAGTGTTGAAGGGGTTGCCAATGTGACGCCGTTTACCGAGAATACGTAGATGCCCGATTCGATTGCGACGGTTACGTTCGAATCAAACGACCAGATTTTCTGCGTCGCACTATCTTGAAATAGCGCCATCAGTAGACCTCCGCCCAGCCGCTTACTGTTCCGGCATACGACAAAACTATAAACTCATATGTGTTTCCAGGAGGAACCATTCCGTAAAGCGTGGCGTTTGCCCCGCCGCTCGGAAACTGCAACTGGGATGAGGTGTTCCCGTTAATAAAGAGTGCGAGGTTAGAAGCCCCAGTCGAAACGAAATCCACTGTCACGAACATCGGTCGACCGGTTGTGTTTGTGTAAACGGTGTTGGCCACGCGGCTTGGTGTAGCATTAAAGGCTGCAAAGTTAGTCGGGTGAACGTGGTCCTGACGAGCGAATAATAGCGAGGAACCAGGAGTTGCGGATGAGTTGTTTGTGGTTGGCGTTGATGAACCGGGCAGGGGAATCAGTGTATGTAGCGCCGCCCCGAAATTGGCCTCGATCGTCGCAAGGGTACCATCATCAATGACATCTGCGCCAGTCTGATCAACGATGAATTTTGCGATCATCGCCGCCATGATAGACGACTGACGCGCCGTCTTGTTATACTGCGCCGAGCTGGCAATGCCACTACCGGCGCCGATCGTCTCGGCCGCCAACGCGGCATAGGCGGCTTGGCTCAGTACATTGGCGCCGGATGCACCTGCCCATACCAGGAAGTCATTTTCAGCCATCAATGCGGTCCTTCCGGAGTGACGCCCCAGGCGCCGGTATCCCAACCGGAAATGCCGAGGCTTTCTACGTCAAAGCCAAACAACGGCGTGGCATCCACCGAGGTAAACAGGAAATTCATCGCCACGCCAACCGGTTTCAACGGAAAATAGCCACCGACCAGAAGCTGGGTGAATACCGGATTTGGCAGCGTTCCGGCGACACCGAGCGTAATCGTCATGTCCTGATTATCTTGTACTATCAAGATCGTGCCGGGCGTTGTCAGATTATCGAACAGCAAGCCGTAATCATTTATCGCGCCCTGCAGTGTGCCGTCCCATTGGTTGGCGGCGATCACCGCGCGCAACAAAATACGGTAGAAAAAATCATCCAGCACGGTAATACCAAAACTCGGATCGTATGGGCCTTGCCAGTAGCCCTGATCCCAACCCAGGCCGGTGGTATCAAAGGAAAAATACACATTTACCAGTGGTATTTTAACTTGTCGGCTGCGGCCAACCCACTGTCCAACCACATCGAGCTGCGCGCCGATCGCGGTGTCCAGATCGAATTCCGCCGGGATGCCGGCGATCATGGTCTGCACCGCGTCCAATGGCTGCAGCAGCGCGGTCAGCTCGGCGATGAAATTCGGCTGCCGTGAATTTGCTGACGGCACGAGTGCCAGATAAGACGCAATTGACATCAGGTCACCAACGTGACGTTAGCAGCATTGCATACGGCTTCTTGGTAAAACAAAATCGGCAGATCGGCTGGCGTCGGCGTGGCACCACCAACCACGCCCAACGCAATCGACACCAGTTCAAAGGTGGTGGCATCGTTCGGACTAGCCGGCGTGGCGTATGGCCCGGCAAGGTTGGCAGGCACGTACAGCCTGCTCATCAACACCGAGGCGCCGGACGGCAGACCGTTGATGAACGCCGCCACCGCGGCGACGATTTCATTACCGATCGACACGGTGTAATTCAGCAATGGACTTATCGTGATAACCACGGCGACGTTAACTTGTACCGGTTCGTAAAAACTAATCGGATGGGAAATTCCATAGATATCAGTCACCGGAATAGTGATATTGCCGTAGGTACCACAACCGGGTCCTTTTAGGAGCAGGATTGTGTTGGCGATCGCGATGGCGTCGCCGCCGGTCACCACCAAGGCCAGTGTATTGCCGGGGATGCCGATGTCGTTGGGCAGGTCACTGTCGTTTTCGTACGGCACACAGGCGGTAACTCCGGGCAGTGCCAGGATCGATCCTA